ACGCTCAACGTCCGCTAGTGAATTGGCTAGCGGTTTTTTATATGCAGATTTTAGTGATACTTCACCGTTATAACCAGCTAATGTAGCAAATGGCACGGCTCTGTCTGTTTGGGCTTTCGTAAACGCAGCGACATGCGGGTATCGACTTGGGATTACTCGACTGTTGCGCGCATGAACAGCACTATATGCTACGTCTGCTACTTGTTGAGGGGTCATTCCGTCTAATCCAACCCTTTTTTGAATAAGCTTATCAACCACGGCAGGATAAACCTTAATATTACGGCTTTCAAGCACGGGTTGCCCGTTTGTGGACAATAACTCGTTTACTTGGTTAAATTTCTTTTTAGACAAAGTACCAAAATCTACAGGACTATCGGTTTTATTGTTTATTGCATTTACAAGATTTGTTTGGGCTGCCGAACGCCGACTAGTGGCATACGGATTAACCATATAACCTGCAACATGATTGGCTATAGCGTCGTTTACATGATTGTTGTACGAATTATGCGCCCCCTGAGCTAACTTACCAGCACCGTGCATCATACCCCCTCCGAGAGCGCCAAACACTCCAGATTGGAAGTAAGTATTTTTATCGGTGTTTATCTTGCCGTCATCTGCTAGGTCTTGTGCAAATGTCTGTGTAACTTCTTCTGCACCTTCTTTAAGTGAGTCTTTAACTAGGTTTTTTGTACCATTTAATACTGTACGTCCTATGCCTTGTTTGACGGCTTGTTTTGTCCCTGCTTTGCCTAGACCAGCAAGGCTGCGTAGAAGTGTACCTGAACCGCCAAATCCTAATCCACCTACTGAAATACCTGCATCCAGCCCTTTACCGAATCTCTGGACACCGTTTAATTCTTTTACTTTGCCGTTCTCATCCGCTTCTATACCTGTAACTGCGTTTGCCACTTTATTCGGAGTTTCTGCTAGACCCTGAACCATACCGCCAGGTATTTTAGCTGCAAATCGTACGTAATCTCCTGGGTTGCTCCATTGGAACCCTTTTTCTTTATCTGAAGAGTCAATCCAGTTATTAAACTTGTTGATGTTATCTGTAATAGGTTTTTCTACTGTTTTCTTAAAGTTTTGCTGCTGTTTTGCACCGAATAGACCATGCTCGCCAAATGGATTTAGATAATCGAAATACGTAGGATTTTTAGGCGTTATCATGGGCTTGTTGGCTAGGTTTTGGTTTTGGATTTGCTTGTTTTCTTTGTTTACCCAGTCTTGTTGCCCTTGAGGGGTCAGTACCTTAGGGGCGTCATTTATAGTCTTCTGAGGGATTTCTGGCTTAATCTCAGGGATAACAGGCTTAGTGAATTGATTTGCCGTTGGTACTGTATTTACTTTAGGTACCGTATCGGTTTTAGGTATGGTGTCGGTTTGAGGTTTTTGCTGAAAAAGTCCTTGAGTAGGAGATGGACTACCAAAACTAGGCGCCTTGTTTAAGTTATTTAAGACAGGGTCCTGCTTAAAAGTAACTGCTGGCTTATTCTGAGGTTGTGTTTGCTGTTCTTTACGGCGTTTTTCCTCATCACTAATCCAGCCCTTTCCTTGAAAAAAGTTGCCTACTCTTTGAAAAAAATCCATCTCCTAATACTCCCTACATTAACTCTTGCTTTTTCTTTTTCTCTTCATCGCTTAAGATTGGGCGCAAGTTTGGTGAAATCTCATCATTTACACCACCAATATCTGAATTATCCTTGACAGTAACGTCCTTAGGATCGTATGTCGCAAGGTCTGGTGCTTTCCAGTCCACTTTTTGGATAGGAATACTGCGATCACGTCCTAATTCATCAACTTCTGTACCCAAACGGTTGATTTGGTCGCGTGTACCCTGCTGACTTGCAATAGCAGCTGCCATACTTGAGCCATTTGCCGTCTGTTTGCCCACGTTAGCGCTTCTAATGCGGTCTAGCAGTTCAGCACGAGATTGTGCCACCTTTTGCTTCACGCTGTTCACACGGTTGTCATACTCGCTCTGAATATCGTTCTTGTTCTTGTCGTAAGCATTCTTCACTGCGAAGTAGTTGATGTCCATATCCCGACGGTTCTTAGCGTATGCATCCTGAGCCTCACCTTGTTGTTTTGAAGCGGCTTTAGCTATTTCGTAAGGTGCTAAGACGTTTGCAAACGAGCTATCTCCCGCTCCACCTGACGCCAAAATACCCTTAGCCGAGCGTACTTTAGTAGCAGTGTCGCTTTCGATTTGGTCGCGGGTCTTTTTAATGTTGTCGATAGCGTCTTTGGTGTTCATGTTGTAACGACCAGTTGACTCATTGAAACTGTTTTCGTTTTCTTGCCATGCACGGTCTTTAGCTTTTCCAGCATTAGCAATACCAACGGCTTCCTGTCCGCCTAGACGGTTGATAGCAGAGTTAGCTTGGTTAATCTCATCGTCGTATTTAGCGATAGCGTCTGCCTTATTTCGGGCTTCCTGAGCAGCGAATGGGTTGAATCCACCGCCGCCACCGTAGTAACCACCTCCGCCGGGATCTTGAGTGTTGTCTGTGTTCTGCCGATTTTGGCTACCTCTCCAGCTGTTATACGAATTAACCCACCACGGCAGGATATTTCGGTTGAGTGCTGACGCGGTGTACCCGTTTGATGTTTGCTCGCGGGTTCCCATTCCCAGAAATCCGCCACGCTGGCCCGTTAAGAAATTGCCATCCAGCTTGCCGTCGTCTCCGACTTTATTTAGTAGGGCTTGGGCTTCGGCTCGTTTAGCAGCTGACGGGTGATTGTTTGCGTGGTACTGAAGGTACTGTCGGAGCGATTCATTTCCTTGCATAAAAAATCTCCTTATTTTTATATAAGGAGAGAGACTTAATAGAAGATGTTATTTAAGGAATGCAGAAGTGCTGGACGACAACACCGTCCTTCACTCCTATGCCTGTTTTCGTATACTTAGGGTTCTGTATGGCTTCTCTGTGGGGTTTTGAGCTCATCCAAGCACTAAAGGACGCTTGACTTGTACTTTCGTTGTCTCCATCTTTGCCCCATGTGATATTTTCACTACTTTTAGAGCAGGATTTATTTACCCAGTAAGCCATTTCGCTATTCAGTGTATACGGTGTGCCAGGTATAATATGTTGCCTATACCCCTTTGCGACCATGTCGTCAGCTTTAAGCTGAGCAGATTTCTGTACGTTTTCGTCCATTACTAGTGGTGCTACGCCAATTCTTGCTCGCTCTTTATTTACCAGTTCCAGGATTTCTTGAGGATCGGCAGGACCCATTTCGTATTTAGTGAGTCCTTTATTGTAAGCTTGCCCTTCAGTTGCTTTAGCAGTTAGATAATCTTCTCTAGCTTTCCACCATAAGCCACCCACGCCCACTATGAGGGCTACAATTATAGTGGTAATGACTATGGCTTTTTTCATGCTTACACGTTAGCATAACAGAGATAATTTGTCAAGATGTAGTTTAATATAACCACTGACTCACTCCACCGTGATGCGAACAAGTTCCCCTTCCAGTTGAATATGACCGCGTGCCGTCTCGACAGATAGCACCGCCTCTTTCCTGCTGAGATTCCATATACTCCGCGTATTCATCGTTATAGTCTGGTTCCCCCTCGTCCATGGCTTCTTTACAGTTATCATTGTATATACAATCATATGCAGCTTTAGAAGTCGGCGTATATCTGACAACCTGATTGACTGGCTGTTTTACGACGGTTTCTTTGTTAGGATATCCAGACTTTGAGGCTTTACAGACTTGTTTTGAACCAACCTGACCTACAGTTTCTATACGACTTGTTTCGTACTGAGATTTGCCCTTATCTATGTTGACAGTGTCGTAATTTATAGTTTCTACTGTACAAGGCTTGTAGTAAACTGGTGCGAAGTAGTCGTATATCTGTTGTCTAAATAAGAATCCAAACACACCTAGCCAAAATGCTGCTACGAATAGATAACCGCCAGCGTCTACCCAATCTATACTCTTAAACCACTGTTTCATCTATCTTCTCCCACAAGATTAAATGATTTGCCATCATTATACTATAGTATGAGCAATAACACACTCTACTAAGTCTCTCTCCAAATTGTTAATCTTCGACCTCTCATTTATCGCGGAGAGGCAAAACGCGGAGAAGGGGCGAGTTTCCCCGCCCCAAGTTGCTAGGCATTCTTCAGAACTTGAATAGCACCCTTTTTCTTGTTGAATACGAATGCTTCGTATACAACGCGACCAGCTACATAGTAACCACTAGCCTCTGGACCAAATTCACCTTGCTTGTACTCAGACAAGTATTTTGGAGCTGCTGCTGCGTCTTCGTGAGTCAAAACGATAGTCGTCTTAGTTGGCATGTAGTCATCTGGAACTTCAATGATCATACAGCCGTCAATTTCACCATAGTTGCCATCACGGCGACTCTTAGCGGTCATTTCGCTAGCTGGTGTGAAGCTGTCGTCTTGTTTCAGTAATGAGTATGCACTTGCGGCTACGAACGCAACACGACCCTTGTGAGGTACTTTAGCGTTTGTCTGAGCAGTAGTCATAGTCATAAATGTTTCATAAGCATTTGCCTTAGTAATGGTCAAAGTCTTAACTGCTGTAGTCTCAGCTGCTTTTGCTAATGCGTCAATGTTGTATTTATCCATTGTTGGGTAAATAGACTCTTCTAGAGTTACGCGCATGACTTCTTTGGTATCGAGTGAGCCATCGCGTGAGAACTTAGCGTCAGCCTTATCGATTTGCTGTGAGAAGGCTTTGTCCTGAGAAGCCGTAATAATTTGTTCTTTATTGCCAGCTGCTGAGTACTTGTAGCCGAATGAACCAACGCCCTGACCGCTAGCATTCTTATTTGTAGAATAGTCATACAGAGAAGCTGCGTCTGTGCTGTACACCTTAAATGATTTAGTAGTACCACCAACAACTTCATACTTACCCTTAAAGGCAGGTGCTGTTAATGATTTAAGTGTATATCCTTTATCGAGGATTTTTGAATATGCTTGTGGCAAGTTAATAGCCATTTTATTTTTCTCCTATGGTTAGTTTTTTAGATTGAAGGATTTAATCGAAGAATCCATCTACAAATTGTTTTTCGCCTACTTCTTCTGATGTAGCCGCTCCGCCAGCATTCATTACTGCCGCGGATTGCTTTGCTCTAGATATCTTCTTACCGCCAGCTTTCAGACCTTCTTCGTAAATGCCGTGCAAGTCTGACATAAACTCATAGAGCTTTTTATCCGCCGAGATTGGCGCGCCCTCTTCGTTAAGTTGCAGATTTGCAGCACTTACGTACATATCAGCTGCTTTTTTCGTGAAGTCTGCATTGTATTCAGGTGATGTTTCATCGAATACGGGATAGTCTTTAAGTAGTTCTACTCTATCAAGCGCCATATGGTACTGAAGGTCAGCAATATCCGTTGATATTTCGTTTACTTTTGCCTGCTGTTGGTCAAGCTCCTGATTGTATAAAAGGGCTTGGATAGCGGCGTCTTGCGGGTCTAATCCTGCAGCTTCTAGTTGTTCTGGTGTTATACGATTTTCGTTAATTGAGTTTTGCAGCTGTTTGATACTCTCGTATTCAGCTACTTCCCGTTTTAAGTCTTCTCGTCGGGACACCAACCCTCTAATTTCGTCATTCAGTTGAGCTTTACGCTTTTCTGCTTTCGGAAACTCCGGCTTTTCTTCGGACTTATCTTCAGATTCGTCCTCTTGGGCTTCGTCTGTTTTGGGCTCGCCCTCCGACTGTTCGTCTGACTCCTTATCACCCCAGAAGCCGTCTGTCAGTGATTTTTCATCAGTATTGTCGGTTGAGTTTTGCGATGTTGACGACACATCTGCCGCACTCAGGCTTGTGTTTGCGTCTGTAGTGGCATTTTCCACGTTTTTGCTCCTTTATTTAGTTATTTACATCCTTTTTCCGTCGGTATGATGACGAGAGTTCAAGGAGATGAGCTCTTACCTGCGGAGATACTACTAAGGTCTTATCTCTACAGGTAACAACCCGCCTAGAATAACTTCTCTAGTCGATACGCTCCTTTCTCTCCAACCAGATAAACACCCAGCGGTAGTACTGCTGTTAAGCTTGGGTCATCCACGCAAATCAAAACTCTACCCTCCTGTCTGAATTCGTGGCTAGCCAGTAGTGATTCGGTATCTAGTGGCTGCTCTAGCTTTTCTCTAACGTCCTCAGTCATTTTCTTTTACCTTGTCTGTCTGGGCTTTTATCCACGACTTAAGTTCTATAAGGTCATTCACGCGCCACCTAGCAGCTAATATCTGCACTTTTAGGGATTTCTCAGAAGTTTCAGGATTCATTGTTAATTGATTGATGTTTTGGGCTAGTTGGATCTTTTCATCAATTCCATTGAGTAGAGTTTTTAGTAGGTTAATATCTTCTTTAGCTGCAATCCTCTCCTTGGATTCTTTAGTCTTACGCTCTTCTGGGATATCCAAAGAAAACCCACTGTTTGGGATTAAATCGTTATTCATATTGCTCCTCACTGTCGGCTATGCCGTTATTGTTTTGGTCTACATCAATAACCAACTCTTCAGGGTCATCCACACCTGATTTGTTGATCATTCGCTTCAATAATTGGTCTTTGCGGATAATCTGTCCTAGTTCAGGGTCAGATTGAGCCAACTCTAAGATTCCCTTTAGGTTCTCCATAGACTGCTCGTCGTCTTTAAGCTTTGAAGTAGAAGCGTCAACCTTAAACTTGAACCCTTTTAGTTTCTTGTTGTAATCGACGACAGCTGTATCTTTGTCAAACTCAGGGTCTTCAAGCTTTCGGCGTTTAATATATTCTTGAGTGAGTTCAACTTCCTGTTCACCTTCAGACAGAGCAAAATGAACATTAAGCATAGTCTCACAGACATCACCAAACCACCCCTCGAATTGTTTGCGAAGATGATTATCACTTATACCAGTGCGCTCCTGTTGCGCCTTCACTCCGCTATCTGTCTTTGAGAATCCAGGATTTCCGACTTCAGCAGAAACACTTGTATCGTTTGAGTTGTTCAAGTTTAGGATTTGGCTCTTAATTAAACCGTAATTATTTGAGAAGTTGTTTGTTGCATTAGTCGAGATATTCGCAGGTGAGATGCTTGCGTTCTGGTCTGCGCCTAAGTCCCAGATAGCGTTTACTTTGAATCGTATAGTTGAAGTATCAAATGAGCCTCGCTTTATAAGTGGTGGGTTAAGACCCAGGGCTTGAGCGTATTGGTACATTTGCATTTCTGAATCGAGCATATTCTGAAGCCCTGCTACAAGTTCGACTGCACCACGACCGATTGGATTAGACATGTCCATATCGTGATATATGAAGTGGATTGGGATAATGCCTCGTGGGTCTGGATTCACAGTTGAGTAGACTACTTCGTTATTCTCTGGACTATATCCGTAAAAAGTAGCCCCTACGCCCTGTTGGAATGCAAATATAATCTGTATGCCGCCAGTCTCAAGGCTCTTCTCTCGCTCGGCTGGTGTTTTGCTTTCGTCTGTTTTCTCTTTCGCTTCTAGCTGAGTGAGTTTATCTAGTCGCCAACCGCTCTTTATGCCGTGTTTGGCTAATTGTTTTTCGCGATAAATTAGATATTTAATATCACTTGGTTGGTACCAAGCTCGTAAGAAAATAACATTACAGTCTTTGTCATAGACTTTACCAGCTTCTAAGATAACGTCTTTGATGTAAGGCAGTTTGAAGTCTGCCCCAAAATAATTTCCGTGTTGCGTATAGAAGCAGTAAGCTGGCTGAGAACCGTACGTCATAGCTTTGCTTAAAGCTCCCCAGGATTTCTGAATAACACTTCCTGTAGTATTGGCGTTTGGTAAGATTTCTTCAGTTAAGACCAAATTAGCGATATCTGCTAGGTCTTTATCTTTGTCCAAACTAGTAACTAACCCAGTTGGCAACTGCTGAATAACACTCTTAGGTCGAGATTGAACATAGCTAGCTGTAGTTCCGTCCGTAACTGTAGGTAAGCCCTCTGGTATGTTTGGCTTAGGTTTATTTAGAGCGATACGCTCAAACTCATCAATGCTAGATAGAACTGCCTTGTACTTCTGCAAACTTTCATCGTACGCGTCGCCGATGTTAGATTCGTCTATATAAGAAAAAGCCACTGGTTTCCCCCAACGTAAAAATTACTGTTACGTAATCATCACGCTGGGCTTGTTCCCAGTAGCTTGTTACTCGTCTATAATATCACATTTGAATAAAAACGTCTATAGTCGTGAGTTTTTATCTAAAATAGTCTTTTTGACTAGCTGAGGTAGACCTGTTTTCTTGTCTATTCTGACGTTTAAGGATATATCTAAACATTCCCCATTTTCTGCTTGTTTTATTAAATCCTCAAACTCTTGTCTGACTTCTGTAAAGGTCGATACTTTCGATGAGATTGTAAACGACCTAATACTTTGAGCCGTCATATAATCTCTTATTTTTCGAACTTCTTCCACTTCCACACCCTCCATAGTGTATTTACTTCTTACCTCACCGAACCTTAACTCCATAATGACGATAACTCCCCTGAAGTTTGAGTGGTTGGTCTTATTTCATACTTAGGCTTTAATATGCTTGATAGCTTATATCTCACAGCGTCTAGTGCGTGATCGAATCCACCCTCTGGTGTGTTTATAGTCTTGCCGTCTTTGTCTGTCTGCCATAAATAATTTCTATATTCTTTAATCAAATTAACACTTCGCTTAGTCATTGAGATACTCTGCTCTTGCACATAACCGATTCCTTGCAAAATAGAGCCACTGCCTTTTTTCGCTGCAACAACAGACAATCCGTACATCTGTAGCTCATCGATAGACTTCGGCTCTGCTGAATCTGCTACAATCACACCAAAATCTAAGTTATTCATAAATGAGGCGATTTGTTGATTACTCATACCTTTTCTGTAAAGAACCTCATCTAAGACGTATCCGCCGTTGTAATAGTAGACTGCGACTACTGCTGTAGGGTCGTTTGAATATCCAAAATCCAATCCATAGCCTTCTAGTCGGGCTTCGTGAGGTATTTCATCTATAATCTTCCAGCCTTTGTATATTCTGCCTTCGACCTCACCTAATTGACCTAATCCGTAAACAGTCCACCAGTTTTTGTTTGATTTGTGTGCTTCAATGTCTTTTACGATTGTTTCAGGCAGACCTTCATTGTCTTTATAAGTAACCGTAATCATTTCCACGTCATCACGTGTATTTAATAAGTCATAGAACCAGAACTCATTTGTAGGGTTCCAATCTAACCAAATCTCTAATCTAGTACGCACTGCTAATTGGTCAAATGATTCATAGGCTACGTTGTTACACTCGTTTATAAATAATCTATCACGACGTGGACCACGTACCTTGCTTGGTTGGTCAGCACTGAAAAACTCTATCTTTGAACCTGTTTCGAATGTATAAATAGAGTCTGTAGCATTCCAAGCTGATTCTTTCCAATAGCCATGCTCCTGCATAATATTCTTAAAATCACGCATAGCACCTCTTTTAAGGTGAGGAAATGATTCGGATACGACACTTGTTAAAGTCGGTCGCTTGTCTTTTTGAGCCTTGCTGATGAGTATTTGAAGGATGGATATAGTCTTACCTGCAGAAGTTCCACCACAAACGCCACGGATACGCTTTGTCATCTTAGCCAGCTTTTTTGTTGAACTGGTCAAGACGAACATGTTATTGTTCGCCCTCCACCAAATCACCAAGGATTGGTTTAGGAAGTTTGACGTGCACTTCCTTCTTTTCGGTTATTCGCTGTTTGAGCTTGTTATATTCACGAATTGCTGCCATTTTAGCCTTGAAATCAGCGTCCTGTGTGATGAGCTTCTCCATCTGCTTGTCGACGAACTGGTCATTCAATCCACCAGCTTCAAATAGCTCGTCTATCCTCTTCAGAATGTTACGTTTTGTCAAGAGTTCAGAAGCTCTTGTTCGTGCGGCATTATACCAATTAGGTTTTGACTGATCAGGTTCATAAGCCTCTATATAACTTTGAACGCCATTACCAAAAAACTCTCTATCACTAGCATATAGTCGACAGAACTTTTCTTGTCTTGGATTTAGTCTTCTCAGCTTTTTATCCATATCCACCTCATTTTAAAAATACATAAGAACGTTTTACTTCAGAGTTGCGTTCTTTCAACTCACATACTGTACTTATATTATAACATAAATAGAGGTAGACAAGTAAAATATCAAAAATCTTTACAAATAAAAAAGCTGCCCGACCTGATAATCAAGCAGCTTAGCTCGTAATTTAATTATAACAGATTATTCAACAAACTCTTTCTTATTTAATTCTTACTTTGTGTGTAATCTTTCTCACATGCTCTCTGTATTCTAATATGCCGTTCTGGTTCTCGTATATATACTGCAGGAGATTCTTTATGTTCTCATCGGCGGACTCGGCAGCCTCTTTTACAAAAATAGACTTATAGTCTTTATAAATCGTTAAAAAAGACTCATCAATTGGATGTTCTGCCCTGAACTCCTCCAGATAATCGTCAAAAAGACTGTCTATCGCCCTTTCAGTGTTTTCCTTCATTTTGACTACCTTTCTCTGACTCTTCAGTTTCTTTATAAACAGTTCTGATAGGTCCACCATAAAGACTATTATCAACCATAGTCTGACGAAGTATGTATTCATTATTAAGAATCTTATTTTCTATTCTTAGACTAATACGACTGCATAGCAATTCATCGGCAAAGTTTTTAGGCTCTGACTTAACAATTTTTAACACTTCTAGCAACGCTCTACTTCTTTCCACCAAAGACCGCTCTTCAGCCCAGTTTGCAATTGAACTCATATAATCACGTGCCTGAAGCGCATCTCCATCTTTGGCAGCTCGTACAGCTTTCTCTATCAGATAATATAGGGTTTTATATTTAGTAAAATCATCTTCCATTTAATTTTTCTCCTCCCTATTTTTCCGCTTTAACGCACATTGCTTCTTATATAAAGCCTGACGAGCATCGGTGGTACGTGTTAGGTTATCTTTCAGCACTTTACGAAGGTGCTTATTATCCGTGGTTTCGAGAATAATGGATAATTCTCCTGCGACAGCGTTTAATTTTTCCTCTTCAATTAAAGAACTCAGTAGTTCGCAATACCAATCTATATCCTCTTCTCTAGTGCAATCAGAGTGTGACTTTTCATGAGAAGCAATAATATCCTTCGCGAAACTCTGTAATACGAACCTTGCTGTTGATTGAGGGAATGTGATTATTGGAATATACATTAGATTTCCTTTCCTACATTCCATTGTTATAGCTTTTCATTTTAACCCTTCCAATTCCTTAAGCTTTTCAGCAACATCTTCAGCATACTCTTTGTCCCATTTATCTTGACAACGCTTATCTAACAACTTAATTATTTCTTCTAGTGAATAGATGCATTTCGGATTACGCTCTTCTAGCGGACCATAACAACTGCAATGACCTAATTCTATAAACATAAACTTACCATTTATATCTTTAAGGACTGCCGCACCTTCGCCCGACCACCTTTTTTACCAGCACATTTCTTTACAAAGTGGGTGCCTTCGATTAGATCGCAGTCGCATTCGATATCTTGTGCAAATCCCTTATAACTTCCGTGTGATGCAAATGTAGCAAAGCCGCCCTTTCGTCCAATTTCTGCGTAGAAGTTAGGATTGCTTGCTAAGTTTTTCTGAGCGGCTTTCAGACCGCCTGTTCGTGTTCCTGACATTATTTTCTCCTAATTTTTTAATCAATTCGTGGACACCACGTCCTGAACCGATACCCTTACCAGTCCACCAGCCTTTATACGGATATAGTTTTGCGATATGGTTCTTTCTGTCGTTGCTCTTATAAATGTATATGGCTTTCTCTCTTTCGTCCCAAGCTACAGCATACCAAGCCTCTATGAGTAAGTCGGTTGCGTATTGTACACGACTTGGTTCAAGGGATTTTCGACGCTCTTCACGCTCTTTTTTCATAGCGTCAAATACTGCCCTTAATTCACCCATCAGTTTTCCTCAATTCCAAAATATGTTAACCAATCTTCTCGGTTTTCCTCAATAGACTTTTTAGCGTCTTCCTCGGTTTCGTAACGTACAGGTTCTCCACTGTTTTCAAAAGGATATATCCATGCCGCGAGACGATGTTTTGCGTAATCATACTCAACAATCCAGCCACCTTTGCCATTCTCAAAATCTGGCTTAAAGTCTGAGGTTTTTCGCAGTCTGACTTCGGCTAGCCTTCGGTCGCGGGCTTCTTCGCACTTTTTTTCAGTGCGTCTGATAAGACCCATAGCCATAAGCCTGTTGTCTACGTCGTCGTCGTCCCAGGTTTCGCACTCTATATCTCCGTACTCGTTAATGTAAAAGTATTTCTCGCCTTTTTTTTGGTGTGCGGCGAACGCTGTCTGTCGGTTCTTCCATTTCCTCGAACCACTCGTCGAAGTTGTCTATATCTTGAATAGCAAATTGAGGATCTTCTGGTATGTCTTCACCTGGTACAGCCACAGCTAATTCTCTGGTTCCATCAGACATACTAACAATCTCTTCAAAAATGGTGCCAGCTTTAATTGTGGGCGTATCTTTTAGAAGCTTGTATTTCATGCCTTTATTTCCTTTCCATCTTTGAAACATTTTAGATAACCCATTTTGCCGCCAACCGATTCACAACGAGCTTTAACGTCCATGGCTTGTTTTTCTTCATTAGAACTGATAACAGTTAGGAAAATGATTAGTGCAAATCCACCTATAGTTATCATTATCAAAGCTATTTCAAGTATGTTTGGTAAATTATCCTTTATCATTTCTTCACCTTGACTTCCTTAATTTTTGGTCGCTCGCCTTCGATTCGGCTATCGAGGATTTGATTGATTCGATGAATAATAAACTCTCGTTCGTTCAATCCTCTTAATGCGTCATCCTTCATCTCTAGAAGATCGATAGTACTCATCTCATCTAGTGATTGATAATCGTCCTCGTAATAAGGTTTTACTTCTTTTTCCATTTCTTTTCCTCCTCTTTCATCCATTCTTCGTCCTGCTTGGCTATTTCATATTCTGAGATAGCTACAAGAATTAGAATGAAGATTACAAATATTATCCAAATTAGCGTGAACATTATGTTTTATCCTTTATATCTTTAATTAAGATCTCTAGCTCTCCGTCTGTCCATTTGTAGGGCTTTTTCATACTTTCCAACAGGTCAACGATATCTTCGCCGTAAGTTTTAAGCATGAATCTTGTGTAGCCAATCATGTTTCCTTCATCGAATCGATTACACGATCGGCATTGTGCGTGTACGTTTCGTTCATCGTATCTTAGAGCCATCCATCTTCTATTTATGAAGTGTCCAGCGTCAGCCTGTTCAAATGGCTTTCTCTGACCGCATGAACAACAAACAAAGAATCCGTCTTCAGAATCTCTCATTCGTATATATTTTGAGAAAATCCTATCAGCTTTTTGAATTAGTTTTCGACTTGCCACGCTATTCTCCTAAACGCCAAACTCTTACGAATCTGCCATTCATAATTGGTCGTTCACTTTTTCGCCAGACAACAGACTTAAAATCACTGTTAAAGACTTTACCTGTTGTATTTCTGTGTATGTATTCAGGTCGAGGGCACTCTTTTAAGACGTCCTCGATCGTGATAAGCGATTTATCTTCTAATAGTTTCTTAGCGGTTACACGAGCCTCTTCTAGCCACGCCTCCCGCTCTTTTTTGAACAAGTCTTTGACGGTTACCATATCAATTTATCCTCGGTAATAAAACCGTCTAAAGTTGTTATTTTACGGATAGTACCGCCAGATTTCTTTCTAAAATCTCTAGCTTCTTTCCTTGTCGTAAAATTTCTGCTTAGCGTTTCGTTTTTGACGATGTACGTTGTGCAGTTGTTTACGTCCCTTAATCTCTGTGAAGTCATTCTCTTCCCCCCGATTCAATCTTCGTGAGATTACTAAATTGTTATCTATAAACGTCCACTTAAACTTCTTCATAAAACTGATGTCTGGGTCTACAATCCGTATCGTAAACCCATTGTCAGTTTCGAGAAGGTAGACTTTTTTTCTTCTCGTCATTTAACCTCCTAAAAAGGTATTTCGCTCAAATCGACAGGCTCGCTAAGGTCAATGTCTTCAGCAATATTTTCAGATTTACTCTTCAGCTTTGGCTCATATCCCCAGATATTTCGCTCATATCGATATTTCTCGTCACCGTTATTATCTATATATGTCTCTTCTGTTTTTTGGATTGTGTACCAACAAGACTTTCCTGGCAATTTCTGGATTAGTTGAGACATTTCATATAGACTTTTCATAGATTTGAAAAAGTCACGAATCTTCTGTTTCTGCTCATCATCTTTTGCATTATGTACAAAAATCTTGCGGATTTTATCAACAGAAAAAGGCGTTGCCGCACCAGTAAACCATAACTTGGCATCGCCTTGTTCGCCGTTTGTACCTTGAACCTTTACATTCAGAAACACTTTATCATTTGCATTTTTTTCAAAAGTAGCTTCGGTGATTGTTACAGCGTGAACACCCTCAGTAAAATATGTCGACTCTTTCAAATCTTCCTCACTTAATTTCATATTCTTCAATTCTTCGTCCGTCATACCCCTTATCCTTTCCTTAGAACATTAATTTTTGGACTTCTCTTTCAACTAATCCAAGAGTGGCGTTTTGCACTCTGCCAGTTAGCTCGATTTTTTCTCGATAATCTTCTCGCTTTAATTCAAATATTTGTAACCCTAAATCTGGATTCGTGAACACGTCCGAATAAATACAGAAGTAGAGTTTTTGTAGATTTTCATTTACTAAGAAGTACTGAATAATCTGAGCTTCATACTCAAGCGGTGGACGTTTTTCATAGTAGGCTTTGACTACTTTCCAACTATCCAAGCATTTGATTTCTACAGCCTCTGAGACTTTTCCTGTATCGTCTACAATTTCACCATCTGGTGAGCAAATCATATATTCGTTTTCTTCAGATTGCCAAACTCGACCAGGAATAATCCTCTTGCCGAGTTTTTCAGAAATCAGCTCTCTAGCCTCATCTTCTAGGATTTGACCTCTCAGCATAGCTGAATAAGTAGCACCATTTAATCTGTCTGCATAATCATTCGGATTAATTGGCTTGGCTATTCGCTGAGCAATTAGCTTATAGATTGAATCGTTTATTTGAACATTCGCATAAAGTTCATTCAATTCATCTTCAGTAAGCATCGCCTTGATATTATCCATGGTTAGATTTTTTGGAAAATCATAGCCTTTACTTTCAGCGAACTCGACCAGCTCGGCTTTTGGTATATACCGAACTGATGAATAATCTTTAGCTGATGAGCCTGAAATCCTGCCTTCGTGAAAATCCAACCACTCTTGACTTCGTTGTTCAATGTCTAGGATTTTCATTCTAACTTCGCTTTCATTTCGTCTTTAACGCCGACAAGCTCACGTGATAGCTTTGGATTGGTTTTGACAATCTCTGTATACTTTTCTTTTAATTCGTCTAAAGTCTTACAGGCTCGCAATTCCTCTTCGGCTTTCTTAGTGTCTTGGAACGTCTCAAACTCCTCCATCTCTTCGGTACTTGCGATTTCTCCATTATTCAAATAACCAAGCAAACTCAATGCTCGACCGACTGAGATCGTTTCTAGTTTTTCGAATGCTTTGTCCCTTTTCATCTGATTAACTGAATAAGTCGCCGTTCCAGTAGCGTCCGCAGAGTATTCGTCTCGCTTATCTTTTAAGATGTAGGTTGTGAATACTGCACCGCCGTTTGGCGTAAACTCATAAGTAGTTTTAATTGACGACCGCGGGTTGTCTTGTCTAAACTCTTTTAATCGATCGGCGACTTTCGCATAATCACCACCAGAAACCTTTGAAGTCTTCACTTGCTTCATAGTTCCTCCTTATAAAAATCTTAAATATCTTCCATTTGTGTAAACTGACCAAGCTTTATATCCTTGTGATTTCCAGACATGATAAGCACAGTCAATGTTTACTTCTGGATTGTGCGAATCACAAGCTTCTCGTCCAGGTAAAATCCTTACTTGGAATAGAGAAACTGAATAGCCATATGTTCTTCCGTT